CTCATCCTCACGGATGCCGCCCCACGGCGGTGTCTAATATTAATGGTCGGTTACAACAAACCTGAAAAGGTTAAAACCAACCACCCAAGTCCGGCCACCAAATACTGGTAGACCGGCGGACAGCGGCTCGCTGTGTACCGAAAGGCAACACAGAAGCCGAACTCTTCTCAGCGTCGTACCCTGAAAGCGACTTCCAAACTGACCCCATACGAGGCCAGTCAAGAGTAGCTCTACGGATAACAACAGACTTGAAAGTATACACATAAGTGCAGTGCTTCTTGCTGTGAACACGCTTTTGGAGAGTTGCGTCATTTCTGCAAGTGCGGAAACCACCATCGCCGTAACCCGGCGGCACCTCGATTTGGTAGCTAGTGTGCTCGCGAAGCCAGGCAATAACGCCAAGGAAGCGAACATCTTTGAAACCATCTCTTGATAGCCACTCGTGTACACGGTTGTGGAAAGCATACAAACCCACGGTATCCTTGATAGGACCACGTAGGTAGAAAGGGCTTACATCAAACCCTTTATAGTAATGCTTACCGCATGACTCACGAAAGAACCCAGACGTAAAGGATTTGTCGGTATTCACCTTCAAACCACAGAAGTCCAGGAACTCCATGAGCAACTTGGATGCATCAACGTGACATATAATATCGTCGCCGAAAATGCTGCAGACTGACCCATCCATTCCTAAATACTCGTTGCAAGCCCTAATCATGCTATAAAATATAGCAGACTGGAGCTCCCAAGTATACCCGTTACCCATAGCGGAGAACTTTTGAAGTGGCAAAAAGCCAACTTCCTCCACCCTAACTACACCACATCGTGTCAAGTACAAAGCATTTAACCATTTCTGGTCTTCAACCATGTACTTAACGAATTCTGTGGCGAGTAGGTCTGACGCTGATGATAAATCCAGCGTACAGATTTCAGGGTTGCTAGAAGATCCAATGCGAGCAAATTCGCGATTCACCTCTTGATTGTTAAGATCAAGAGCCGGATAACCGGAGCCGGTAGATTGGCCGTGCATCCTGCGTCTGATTATTTTTCCCAAT